TTCCCTCACCATATGGATTGGATTGACCTACTAGAGGGTAGGGAGCCTACTTGGCTCCACCCTAGTATGGTTTACGAAAAGGCTGACCCAACACGTCTGCTAATCAACGTGCCACCTGAGCACGCCAAGAGCACAGTCATCACCGTAAACTACTCCACATATCGTATCGCCCTCAATCCGAATGTCCGCATCATTGTGGTTTCTAAAACGTTAATCAAAGCACGCGAGTTCGTGTACGCAATCAAGCAGAGACTCTCCCACCCAAGATGGTTAAAGTTGCAAACAACTTTTGGACCAGAGGGGGGTTGGAAGGAAGACTCAGATACTTGGCGAGTTGATACCGTTTACCTTGGGGGCGATGCCCGAAATTCATCTGAGAAAGACCCAACCATCCAAGCACTTGGTATGGGTGGACAGATTTACGGAGCACGTGCTGACCTTATCATTCTTGATGACTGCATTACTACAGCCAACGCTCACGAGTTTGATAAGCAAATCAACTGGCTACAAAAAGAAGTTATTACCCGTTTGGGTAAGAACGGTAAGTTACTAATCGTAGGGACACGAATTGCACCGCAAGATTTCTACAAAGAACTCAGGGAAAGCAAACACTGGTCTGGTGGTAAAAGCCCTTTTACTTATATGGGTATGCCTGCTGTATTGGAATATTCGGAAAAGCCGCAAGACTGGAAAACGCTCTGGCCTAAGTCGGACGCTCCATGGGATGGGGATTCTGAAGTTCCTGACGAAGAAGGATACTTTCCAAAGTGGGACGGTAAAGCGCTAGCCAAAAGGCGTAGCGAAGTAACACCCTCAACATGGGCGTTGGTTTACCAACAAGAAGATGTTCAAGAAGATTCTATATTTCCACCTGCGATTGTCCAAGGTTGTATTAACGGACAGCGCAAACGCGGCCCGCTGAAAGCGGGTGCCGTGGGACATCCCTCGCACATTGAGGGGTATACGATAATAGGGTTTGACCCCGCAATGGGCGGGAATGCCGCGTTTGTGGTAACTACCTATAATAGACATGACAGCAGGATATATGTCATTGACTGTGTCAATATGTCAGAACCTACACCACAAAAGATTCAAGAAACCATTGAGCAATTGGTTGATAAATACAAACCACAGGAACTAAGGGTTGAGATTAACGCTCATCAAAAAGCCTACTCATTAGATGATGATTTAAGAAATTGGCTTGCAGCGTATGGGTGTAGATTAGAGTCTCACTTTACTGGCAAGAACAAATGGGATTCTAACTTTGGTGTAGCAGGTATGTCTATGCTAATGGGAACTTTAAGAGATGATAAGTTCCAAAAGAATAACGTTATTGAGTTTCCTTCTACTGAACACTCAGAGGGTCTGAAGGCACTAGTCCAACAGTTAATAACTTGGAAGCCTAATACCCGTGGTAAGACTGACTGTGTTATGGCTTTGTGGTTTACCGTGCTTAGAGCAAGGGAATTTATGCAACAGTCCAGCACTATAAGCAGATATGCCAATAACCGCTGGGCAACCAGAGCGCAAAAAGAAAAAAGATTTTCAGTTAATTTAGACGAAGCCTTTGCAGAGCAATGGCAAGACATATACGGATAGGAAAGATTATGGCTACCTCTAGGAAAATGAATCTTGGTAAGACCAAGAAAGTAAAATCAGTAAAGGGTGTTGGAGTAGTTAGTGATTTATTTATTCCTAAGACTCCTGCTGATGCTGCTTTGTATGCAGTTCCTTATGGTAAGGCTGCCCGTGCAGTAGGTGGTATTGCTAAAAAGGGTGCAAGGTTTGTAGGTAAGACTTACAGAAACATGGGTAGATAATGGCTGTTTCAAAGATTGCAAAGATTATTGCTAAGAAGCGTGCCGCTGATATTGCTAAGAAAAAAGTAGCAAAGATACCTGCAGGTCAAGCCCGTAAAGTTGCTAAAGAAGAAATGCGTAGAAGTAGAAGTACTGGTAGAAAAATTTCTAAAAGAACTGGTCTTTCTCAATATGAAAAATCAATGGTTCAACAAAAGTTTCCAGTTGAAAGAAGAGAGCGTGGTCGCTCTATTAAACCAAAAGATGTTATCTTTGGTAGAGTAGTTGCAAAAGAAGAAATGCGTAGAGGACTATCAAATCCTCCTACTAGCCGTGGTACATCAAAGCGTGGCCCAGTTCAATTAACTCGTGGTTCTTCAATTGCTAAGCGTTCAGAGGTTGAAGAGGTAGCAGCAAAGCGTTTAGCAAAGCAAGAAAGAAGACAAAAGTTAGAGGGCATGCTTAAGAAGATGGACCCTGCTGACAGAAAACGTTTTGAAGCAAGAGCGCAAGTTAAAAGAGCAATGCGTGAAGAGGCTGCTGGTAAAACTAAATACGGTATGGATATAAAGTCTCCTCGTGAAAGAATGGATGAAAAAGTTGTTGAACGTGCTAAAGAACTTACCGCTCAAGAAAGAAATGAAATATCTAAAAAACAAGCACTAGAGTTTGCACAACGTAGAGAAGCAGATAGACGTGCCGCAGAAGGTCTTAAGGCGAGAGATAAAATGATTAAAAATAAAATGGCAAATATGTCACCAGACCAAAAACGTAAATATTTAAATTATCTTAAGAAAAGTGGTTGGTAATGCCTAATCCTAAAAAAGTAATTAAGGTTATTAAGACCGCTAAAAAGGCTGCAAAGAAAAAAGAAACACCTAAACAAAAAACTTATAAAATTCGTGGTGCCCTTGCTAAGAGAGATAGAGAGTTAGAGGCAGGTGACGGTGGAGGTAAAGCATCTCCTGAGTTTATTGCTAAGTTAAGAAGACAAACGTTTCCTCATTTATACGAATAAGGGTAGGTAGATAATTGTTAAGTATTGAGCAAATTTCAGCAAGAGTTGATTCTCTTAAACACCGTGCTGCTGACCGTGATTCTAGAGCACAGGATGTACTTGCTGTCCGTAAAGGCAAGATTGCATCTGTATATCCAGAGTTTTTTCCAGAGGGTGTAGACGCAAACGTAGTTGCTAACTTTATTGACATTGTTGCCCGTGACTTGTCAGAGGTTATGGCACCACTACCTGCAGTCAACTGTTCTGCTGCTAATCAAGTTAGTGACCGTGCTCGTTCTTTTGCTGACAAGCGCACTCGTATTGCTTCTAACTATTTTGCTCATTCAGATTTACAAGTACAGATGTACACAGGTGCAGACCACTACATCACATTCGGTTTCGTCCCTTTCATTATTGAATTAGACGAAGAGGCAGGGCTGCCGCGTATCAGAGTAGAAAGTCCAATAGGGGCTTACCCAGAGTTTGACCGCTACGGACGCTGCATTGCCTTCGCTAAAAGATATGAACTATCAATTGCTGAGTTGGTATCCCAATTCCCAGAGTACGAAATGGAACTTTTGGGTAGAGAAGGATATCGACAAGATTTAAATGCAAGGGTTGACTTTGTTCGTTATTACGATAAAGACCAATCTTTAATTTATGTTCCTAGCCGTAATAACCTAGTTCTTTCACAAGCGGTTAATCCACTTGGAAAGATGATGGTTGTTGTTGCTAGAAGACCAAGCGTTGATGGTGAAATGCGTGGACAATTTGATGATGTTCTAGGTATTCAACTGCTTCGTAATAGGTTCGCATTACTTGCGATGGAAGCAGCAGAAAAATCTGTGCAATCACCAATTGTTGTTCCGCAAGATGTTCAAGAAATGGAATTTGGTGGCGATGCTGTTATCCGCACTACCAATCCAGCAGGTGTACGCCGTGTAGAACTACCTATACCTAGTGGTGCATTTACTGAACAAACATTACTACAACAAGAGTTAAGAACTGGAACTCGTTATCCAGAGTCACGTACTGGTAATCTTGATGCAAGCATCATTACTGGTCAAGGCGTTCAAGCCCTTATGGGTGGCTTTGATACACAAGTTAAATCTGCTCAGGCTATCTTTGCCTCAGCACTTAAGGATGTTATATCAATCTGCTTTGAAGTAGATGAAATATTCTTTGACTTTGAAAAAACAGTTCGTGGTGTAGATGCTGGTTCTCCTTACAGCATTGATTACAAACCATCAAAAGATATTAAGAATGATTACTCAGCCGATGTCCGTTATGGCATGCTTGCTGGTCTTAATCCAGCACAGGGACTTATCTTTATGCTACAGGCATTAGGCGCTAAGATTATTTCTAAAGATATGGTTATGCGTGAACTACCATTTGGTATTAACGTAACTCAAGAACAAGAAAAGATTGAGATTGAAGAAATGCGTAACTCATTACTGGGTGCGCTAGGGGCATATACTCAAGCAATACCTCAAATGGCTACACAGGGAATGGACCCATCTGATATCATTATGAAAATTTCAGATGTAATCAAAGCCCGTCAAAAGGGAGTAGCACTTGAGGATGCAGTTGAAGAAATCTTCAAGCCTGAAGAATTACCTCCTGCTGGCGCTCCTCAGGTTGAGCAAATGTCCCCTGCTCCCGTTGCTCCAGTAGGAGGCATCTCATCACCAGAGCAAGGCGGCGGACTACAAAGTCTTTTATCTAGTTTAACCTCTGGTGGACAGGCTAGTGCAAGTGCAAGGACAGTTGTAAGAAGATAAGTTAGAAGGGGACTATGACTGCCATTGTAGGTATTCAAGGAAAAGGCTGGGCTGTTTTAGGCGCAGACTCAATGACTACATATACGGATAAACCGTATGTAGCCAAAGGCTGTGAAAAGATAGTTAAGGTTAATGAGTATTTAGTTGCAGTAGCAGGTGATGCTATAGCAGGAGATATCCTTAATAACTTATGGCAACCGCCTAAAGTAATTAAGACGCAAGACCCAGATAGATTTATGATGATTAGAGTATTACCATCTATAAAACAAACTCTAACTGAAGCAGGTTATGACCCAGCACCTAAGAATAAAAATGATGATGATTCTGGATGGGATGCATTAATCTGTTTTAATGGAAAGTTATATCAAGTAAGTGATGATTATGGATTTATGCGGGACGATAAAGGTTTGTATGGAATTGGTGCAGGTGGGTCTTTAGCCCTTGGTGCACTAGCAGCAATGGAATCAGAAACAAGGACACACGCTAAAGCATCAAGCGCTGCTAAAAAAGCAGTCAATATAGCAATCCAATATAATGTTTGGTGTGGTGGAGCAGTTAATGTCAAAACACAATTTACTAAGTAGGAGGAAGTGTGGCACAACAAGGTGGATATAGAAAGCCGACTAACCCAGCCCCAGTATCAGGCCCTGGCTCTCTTAGTCAACGCACTGATGGGGGTCCAACACAACCTGCAACCTACATCCCAGGATTACCATACGGACAAGGACAACAAACCTACGACAACCAAGTA